CTGACATGAAAGCACAGATCGCTGATTTAGCAGTGTCTGAGCACCGGTCACTGTCCGGACAAATCGCACTTATGCTACAGAACCAGTTGCAAAGCGTACCAAAAATTGTACGACCAACGGTAAGGGTAAACACCGATTTACCAGAAGGCGTATCCGAGCAAACATGGATAGACTTCAAAGCCCTCAGAAACGCCAAGAAAGCCCCTCTAACGCCTCGTGCGCTGGAAGGCATAGCTAACCAGGCAATGAAGGCAGGAATGTCGCTAGAAGCCGCTCTGCGCGAGTGTTGTGCCAGAGGCTGGACAGGCTTTAAGGCTGAGTGGACTAGGAGCAAGCAAGATGAGGTGGCTGCACTACTAAAACCGTCAGTTACTTACATAGATATTTAAAACAAGGGTAAAAGATATGACTTACGGGCCACCAATTACAAAGGTATGTGAATACTGCAAAGAAGAATATAAATGCCCAAATCATCGAGCTAATAAAGCTAAATTTTGCACACTCCTCTGTAGAAACAAAAGCAGAAGGATGAACAGGGTTGAATATACCTGCGGCAATTGCAACGACATATTTTTGGCAACCCCAGATCACGGCAAAGATCGTAAATTTTGTAGCAAAAAGTGTTGGCTAGATAGCTGTATTCGACCCATTGAAAAAGAGTGCAAAAACTGTGGATGTATATTTACAGCAACACGGTCAAGTACTGCTAAAAGTGAAGATGGACGAAGACTGTATTGCTCTAAAAAATGTCATGTAGAAGGCTCTCGTACATTTGAAGATAAGCCATGTGCTTATTGTGGAAACCTTTTTTATCCTATTGGTAAGGAAAGGGCCGACAAACAAATGACTTGCTCTATAGCGTGTAGCGCAAAATTTTATTCTGGCGCAAATAATCACTCATTTAAGGGTGGGACTCATATAGAAAAATTCTCCAACCGCAAGATGGTTCTTGTTGGTAAACGCGAGGGTTTTGTGAGTGTCTACATTGCAGAGCATAGATTAAAAATTGCCGAGTTTTTAGGTCGGATTCTGGCAAAAACAGAATTTGTTATACATATCAACGGTGATGGTTTGGACAACCGTCTTTCAAATTTATATCTATGTGAGTCAATAAGCGAATACTCTAGAAGACGAAATGGCTCATTGGAGTGGCCTAAAGAGAGCAATTTAGAACATTATAAGGAGGCAAGTAATGCTACCGATACAGTGGGTTGACCGTATATTTCACAAACTAGCACTGGTGTATGGCGTGGATGTTGCCAGGCGGTACTCAGGTCTAGATCCTGCTGCAGTAAAACAGGAGTGGGCCAACTGTTTGGCTGGGTTCAAAGACCGCCCAGACGCGCTCAGATTTGCCGTGGAAAACTTACCTTCCGATAGGTGTCCGTCTATGTTGCAGTTTAGAGACGTATGCAGACAAGCACCCAAGCCTGCAAACAAAGCCCTGCCGGAGCCAAAGGTAGATAAGGTAGTGGTAACAAGAGAGATGGCCAAGCTAGTTGAGCAGGCATTTAAACCTGGTGACCACAAAGCGTGGGCGCATAAGTTGAAGAAACGCCACGATGCTGGTGAAAACTTATCAATGATTCAAATCAAATCTTATGAAAAGGCACTCAATGACTCTTACGCTTAGAACTACCAAGCTATTGCGAGAACAGGGTTACACCGTTGCTACTGTTGAAACTTATAACTACTTCACGAAACGCAAGCATGACCTTTTTGGGTGTATCGACATTTTAGCAATTGGCAACAATGAGACTTTAGCGATCCAGGTAACGAGTAAGTCAAATATGTCTGCCAGGATACACAAAATTGAGGACAGCGAAACATTGCCTGAAATGTTGCGATCCGGTTGGCGTGTGCTTGTGCATGGCTGGTGGAAAAACAAGAGCAACAGGTACGAAGTAAAAGAGTTCGAGTTCTAAGGGTAAACACCTATTCCCAGTGTCACCACAAACCAACACAATAGAGCTGTAAACAAGGAGAAACAAATGTACAACAACACAATATACGCAATCGGCGCAGCAGTTACAGTAGCCATCGTAACCTTCGTGACCATAGGATGGATCGTATTATGAATATTCAAAAAATTTGCCAGACAATGTCGGCACTAGCTGGTTCAGACAGTTTTCCACAGAGTGACAAAGAGTGGTGGATTAACTACTTTTGTGACCCTGTTCTAGTAGAGCGTCTGATCGTCCACATTGCTGAGTCTTACCACTCCTCAGATGAGGATATGAACAAGCTCCTAGATATGGTTGAGGGTCACATCCAGCGTGTTAAGGAGCGTGAAAATGAGCGTGTATAAGAAACTAGAGGCTATCCAAAAGTCCCTAAAGGCACCCAAGGGTCAGATGAACAAGTTTGGTGGCTACCGTTACCGTTCTTGCGAGGATATTCTGGAAGCCGTTAAACCTCTGCTAGACGGTGCTGTGGTTACCCTGAGCGATACCATCCGAGAAGTTGGTGGTCGTGTTTATGTGGAGGCTGAGGCTACTTTTGTGGACGGTGAAAACAGTGTCACTGTTACAGCATACGCTCGTGAGGCAGAAACCAAGAAAGGAATGGATGAATCCCAGATAACTGGTGCGGCTAGTAGCTATGCTCGTAAGTATGCGCTAAACGGTTTGTTCTTGATTGACGACACTAAGGATGCCGACGCGACCAACGTAGGAGAGCCACAGGACGTTTCTGTGGCGATCAAGGGTGTTATGTCAGCCGAGTCGCTAGATGCGCTTAAAGCCCAGTTTACTGCCGCCTATTCCATGTTTAAGACGGACAAGACAGCACTAGGCAAGATTAACGCCGCTAAGGATGCCCGTAAAAAGGAACTTATGGATGGGTGAGATCATACAAGGTAGCCCAGAGTGGTTTGCCGTTAGATCCGGGAAGGTGACAGCTTCCCGTGTCGCAGATGTGCTATCCAAAGGCAGGGATGGGGAGTCAGCTAGCCGTAAGAACTACAAAGCTGATTTAGTGGTAGAACGCTTAACCCAGCAAAAGACAGCAGGGTTTAGTAGTTCAGCTATGCAGTGGGGTGTAGACACAGAGCCTCAAGCCAGAGCTGCATATGAGGTCACAACATGTGATTTTGTTGAGCAGATAGCGTTTGTAGACCACCCCAGTATTGTTAACTTTGGGTGTAGCCCAGACGGTTTGGTGGGTGACGAAGGGTTGATAGAGATAAAGTGTCCTAACACGGCTACACACCTAGAGTACCTAGAAACAGACGCGCCACCGAAAAAGTACTTTATCCAGATGCAAGCACAGATGGCTGTGACTGGGCGCAAGTGGTGTGACTTTGTCTCGTTTGACCCTAGACTACCGGACGGATTGGAGTTGTTGATTGTTAGGGTAAACCGCGATGACAAGTACATCAAAATCATGGAAGATGAGGTTAGTAAGTTTTTGCAAGAAGTAGACAATAAAGTCGAATCGTTAACCAAAAGGAATGACAAATGAGCGTTAAGTACGAAGTGATCGCAAGCACCGGAACCTACACAAACAAGCAGGGTGAGGAAAAGAAACGGTGGCTAAAGTGTGGGGTTGTGATGGAGACCAAGAACGGTGGGTTGGCAATGAAGCTAGAAGCTGTGCCAGTTGGTTCAGACGGTTGGTTTACGCTGACAGAGCCAAAAGAGTACGAGCCTAAATCATCGCCTAGAAATGTGGCTGATATAGATTCTGACGTGCCTTTCTGATGCCAGCGAACGAAAAACAGGTTGGTGGCAACCACTACCAATCGGCTATCCAGACGTGGGACTACATACTGTCCCATGATCTTGGGTTCCTGGAGGGCAATGTTATTAAGTACATTACCCGCCACAGCAAGAAAAACGGGATGCAGGACTTAGAAAAAGCACTGCATTATCTCAACAAACTTATAGAAGTGGAAAATGATCGACTACAGCACCCACACGATAGAACTGAACAGATTGCTAAAGATGTTCCAGAAGCAATGCCTCAAGAACGACCCAGCGGCCTTAGAAACGTGCTTGAAAATTCAGGCAGAAGCCAAGTTGCTCACGAATTCAGTACGGGCTACCGACCAACCTGCCTTAGCGACGTGATCTGATGCACGACCACATAGACGGACACATTAAGTTAATCAACGCGATTGTTGCGCTTGCAGTGCTAGACACGACCCGACAATGCAAGCACAAGCTAGACACGACACGACAATGCAAGCACAAGCTAGACACCGAGGCACAAACAGCGTTTAGGTTTTTGTTTAGCGACGATGTGGACGCTTACCTTGAATTGATTGACATAAACCCTGACCACTTTAAGCGCAAACTAAAGGAATCTATGTATAACAACAGTACAGCCTTTACAGACACCCAGAAACGAGCGTTCAAAATGAACTTTGTAAAATGGGAAAATTACAGCAAAGTTGCCCGCCTTAGCCTTGCTACCACAGAGTAACGATAATGCAACGTACAATACTTCGCCTCACCGCAGACAGGTCTCGTGTCATCGAAATGATAGCACAAGCACCAGATGGCTACGTGGTGGAGATCAGGCAGACATCTCGGACGCTTGAGCAAAATGCGCTTTACTGGACGACTGTGCATGAGATAGCGGAATCTATGCGGATAGGTGGTAAAGCGTTTACACCACAAGTGTGGCATGTTTACTTTAAGCAACGGTTCCTGCCAGGCAAGATTATTGAGCTACCAAACGGGCAACTGATGGAGTCAGACCCTAGCACCACCGATCTTACAAAAGAAGAATTTACAGACTTTATCAACAGTGTGTTACTTTTTAAGGAAGAAAACCAATGAGAACAATATTAGCCCTAGTGTTCACTATGTCGTTTACGGCAGCACACGCCGCCTGCACCACCCAGATATTTATGGTTGGTGGTAAGACAACCATCTGCAATACCTGCTGTAATGGCACATCTTGCACAACGATCTGTAACTGATATGCAT